TCTAATACTTTTATTATATGGTTCACCATTGCTCCATTTCCAATAATTCATTATTAATATTATATTTTTTAAAATAATGAGTATATAAACTTATATTCCTTCGCGCGTAATTACTAAATTCTTGGTAAACATAAATGCATCTTTGTTAGTTCTTCTTCTGTGTAAATTACAATCTAAACAAGCAACTACAAGGTTGCCTACATTGTGACCAATATCGTTATTGATTCTATCTAACGACCATTGTTTCATTTCTCTAACAATCTCATATAATATATAAATTTCTTGGGAGCAATAGTGGCATTTCATTTCACAATTATTTAAAAGCTTAATAACATCATCAAACTGAATGAATTTGCTTTCATCCAATTTTTTCTTTAAAATGTCTTGATGTTTGTAACCGTTAATTTTTTGTTTTATATGTGTGATTATGAATGATTTATACTTATTTTTTTCTGCAGAATTATCTAATATACTTTTTATAGTGTTTATTTGGGTAATGTGTGATAATTCATCATCATTTAGACCCCAAGATTTTGTTTCTACACGCATTTTTTTCTCTTTTTCATAAGTTATTTGTTTATTTTTTTTATTATTTTTTTCAGTAGTTTCATCAATAATAATTATTTTTTTAGTTTCTTTTCCGTTACCGTTACTTTCATTATAATCCATGTATATTTGTAAGATATAAATATAATATAATACAAACCAATATAGAAATTATTTACAATATAAATGTTTTTAATTATATTATATAAAAAACTGAGTTAAACTTAATTCGACATAATATAATATAAATGAACAGTAACGAAACAAAATACAAATCCACATTAATAAATAGTGTTTCATGGACAGAACAAAAATCGTCATGGACAGAACAAAAATCGTCATCGAATGATTTGGAAAATTTAGATAAATTTCTTGAAAACGAAAAAAATAATAATTTAAATGAGCCTTGGGGGAAATTGGATAAAACTGCCAAAATAAAGAAATTAATTTTATTCGCAAAAACATATTCAATTGACAATAATTTTACACCAGACGAGTGTCAAAGTATGATTGATTTTTTTAAGGATTGTTTAGATAGGAAAAAATTGCAAAGAGTTAAAGACGTGACATATAATAAAGAAACAGGTGAAATTACACACATTGGTGCATTACACTATAATAAATCTACAAATCATTTTACTTTAAAGAATGTAGATAAACGTGTTTCTACAGTAAGAGGATTAGCACCTAAGAAAAAACAGGGGACTATAAAACACATTATTGATTCTGACTCTGAAAAGGAATAAGAAAAGGAAAAGGAATAAGAATAAAAATAAAAATAAAAAATTGAATAAAAATACCCCTTTTATTTTTATTCAACCACGAATAAACAACATTATAAAAATAATATAAAAATAGTTTACGATATTATAAATATGAATGAATTAATTGATATAACAGATAAAATTATACCAGAAACCAACAATTTCTTTAATGATGATGAAGCATTGGAACTATATCAAACATGTCTCCATATAATGGAAGAATTTATTGGCGAAAACCTACATTCTATGTCTGAACCAGATTTTGATGAAATATTTGATGAAAATATTAAAGAATTATTAGATTCTCAATTTGAATCGGATATATTCTTTAATGAAGATGCAGAAGAAGAATTAGAAGAAATCGTTGAAAGGGCAAAAAACGACTTATTCAAGGATACATTGCCTCCGCGTTCATATTCAGATACCATTATTTTGAAACAACCTGATATTATATATGTAAATAAACAATTAAAAATTTTAAGAAATATTTTGCAACCAGAACAAAGAACAAAAGAATGGTATGAGTTTCGACATAATTTAATTACGGCGTCAAATGCATATAAGGCTTTTGAAAATCTAACCACCCAAAATCAATTAATATATGAAAAATGTCAACCGCTAAATCAAACATTATATATTGACGGAGACCAATCGTCTGACGAAGAAAAAGAAATAAAAAAAGTAGTTATGGTGAATACAAACACAACATTACATTGGGGTCAAAAGTACGAACCTTTATCTGTTAAATATTACGAGTATACATATGGAACAAAAATAGAAGAATTCGGTTGTATCCAACATGATACATATAAGTTTTTAGGTGCTTCACCAGACGGTATTAATGTAGACCTCAAATCGGACCGTTATGGGAGAATGTTAGAAATTAAAAATATTGTGAATCGTGAAATCGATGGAATTCCCAAGAAAGAATATTGGATCCAAATGCAACTGCAGATGGAGGTGTGTAAATTAAATGAATGCGACTTTTTAGAAACAAAATTTACAGAATATGCCGATTACGAAGAGTTCGTTAAGGATTCAAATGAATTAGACCATGAAGATGAAGACGGAAATGTATTTACAAACGTTTGTATTTCAAAGGATGACAAAATGAAAGGAGAAATTATATATTTCCATACAAAAGAGGGTAAACCATTTTATGCTTATAAATCATTATATTATTCACATCCAGATAATATTACAAAATGGGAAGATGAATGCCTAACGTTATTTCAATCTCCAAAATATGGTTACACATTTATGAAATTTATTTATTGGAAATTAGAAATAGTCAGTTGCGTATTGGTTTGCCGAAACCAACAATGGTTTGAAAACAGTGTTCCAGAATTACAGGCTCTATGGGCAACGGTGGAAAAAGAAAGAAAAACTGGTTTCGAACACAGAGCACCGAATCGTAAACAAAAGAAAATAACGGATTATAATGTTGAGCCTGAACAAACCGGATGTTTATTGAAATTTAATAAAAATGTGCCAACATTAAATATTGTGAAATTAGATATTTAATTTAAAACAACTTAAAGAAATAATATTATTATATATTGGGGGAGTAAGTATTTAATACCGCATGTATTAAATAAAGGTAAGTATTTTTTGCTTTTTTAGCTCAGTCGGTAGAGCATTCGGCTGTTAACCGAAAGGTCATAGGTTCAATCCCTATAAAAAGCGTTTCAATTATATGAAATCATTTCATTTTATATAATTATTTAGAACTTTTTTCTACAAGTATATTATAAATGGCTAATAGCTCTATATCATTGTGTAGACGTAAACGTGTCAAACCGAATAAATGCACTGGGGTACGTGGTTGTAAAATAGCACGTGGAACCAAGCGCACTTTTTGCCGTAAGATAAGAAATAAAAATAGAAATACTACGCGCAAAAAACGTTAACTATTAAAATAACAATTTAAAAACTTAAATTATTATTATTTATGATACTTGCTGAAACTAAAAATATTTATACATCTACCAACAAAAAGGGTAGAAAAAGTAAACAAGATAAGGATAACGACAAATTAGAACACAGCAAATATATGACATACATAGACGAAATAAAGACACAAAGTGTGTTTTATATTTCTACCGTATCAATTCTACCTTGGTTATCATTATTAAATTGTATAAAAAACACCTTTAAAACAATTTCGCTAGAAATTGATTCTGGTGGTATAAAATTAATAGGATGGAAATGGAATGATTCGGGAACGAAAGACAGTATGGATGCAATTCGTGTATTTGGTTTCTTAAATAATCCTGAAACCTATATAATTAAATATGATTCTTCTTCATATTATTTTGCTCATATTTATGAATGTAGTGTCGATAAAATATACATAAATTTAGATACAACTGTGTTACACACTATATCCCAATATTTAACAAACGAGAGTACTTTATATTTGTTTATTTATAAAACGGATTATAACGATGTTCATGAAGCAAGTGCTATTAACGTTCATATTAATAATGCAACCACTTATACAGAATTTAAAATTCAGGGCATACAGATAGAAACAAAAGAAGACATAAATGTATAAAAATTATATAAAATATAAATATATTATATGAGCAAAACTATAAGTAAAAGGGTTTCCAAAAATAAAACATATAAATTAAAATCGAATCCCTGTAAAATAAATTACATCCCTTTTTCAGATAAGGACATTAAAGCGGAGATTGATGTTAGTGCGATTAAACACAACCTCGAATATTTAAAGAAAAAAAGTGGCACCGAATTAATGCCTATTTTAAAAGCCGATGCTTACGGTCATGGATTAGTCGATATGGCTAAAATATTAAGAAAAATGGGTATAAAACATATTGGAGTCGCTACATTGGGTGAAGCAATATTATTACGCAAAAGCGGAGATAAAGGCAGAGTGTTAGGCTGGTTATACGACATAAACGGTCCTGAACTTATTGATGCGTTTAATATGAACATTGATGTAGCAATTATCGACGATAAAACCATACCACAATTTATCAGCCTAATACCCAAAAATAAAAAAATAAAAGTTACCATGTTTGTAGATACCGGTATAAACAGAGCAGGCATTTCATACGACAAAGCTATACAAGCATTTAAAGA